GCCTTTTTCGAGCCGGTGCCGCTGTAGGCAAAGCACGAAAGAAGGCAGGAGAAAATCCGGTGAAGACAGCAATCGGCGCTACGGGTGTCGGCGCAGCAGCAGTCGCAGCAAAGAAGAGAAAGAATAAGAAGAAGAAGAATGAAGAATTCGAGGTCACAGAAGACTATAAAGAATTCTTTCGGTCTGCTTTACAGAAGTTTGGTGTTGATAACCCAAGCAAGCTAGCAGGCGACAAGAAGAAGTCCTTCTTTGATTATGTAGACAAGAATTGGAAGGGCAAGAAGGAAACAAAAGAAGAAAAGAAGATCAAGCTGAGTGGAAAGAAGGAAAAGATTACCTTTAATCCTCCTGTAAAGGAAGATGTTCCTGCTGCGATGGGAATGAATCCATTCCAAAGGGTTGTTGATAATTATAATGGTTCTTCTAATCAAGAAGAAGCACTAAATGAAGTTTTTCAACATACATGGGGATATGGAACTCCAGAAGAAGTAGAGTATCGAGAAGGTTGGATGACGAAGTTTCATGAATATGTTGCAAACGAAGATCCACAACAGTATGTTGATATACTACAAGTAAATGCCATGTATAGTGCAGGAGCCCGACCAGAAGAGGCAGCCAAGCGAGTTCTTGGTTTCCGTTCAGAAAGCTCTAATGACTTTCAAAATCGTCAACGTCGTTTTGATCTGGCAGGAGTTAGTGGAGAAGATTCCGATTATGAAGATGCAAATCAATGGAACGGTGACGCAACTTAATTAATTAATTAATTGAAAATGAGTGGTTATGCTTGTTGAGGATTTGAATGAAAAGACCATAGAGCCGTTTATGATGAGGGTGTACGACAATCCGCAATGCACAAGTATAGAAGAATTTCAAGAGGACGTAAAAAGAATTAAATATATTAAGAGGTTGTTTAATCGGTACTTAACAAATGGAGAATTAAAAGAAAGATTAATATTAAATCATATTATTATTCTATTTAATGTTTTCAGTCTTGATGCAACTAGAATTTTGTTTTATAAAATGGATGAGAGTTGTCATTCGGCATTAAAGACTTTTTTAGTTTACTTGGGATATATGCCAGATACGGTGGCATCTATTAATAATAAAAATATAAAATCTATTGACATTGAATTAGATGATGCTATAATTCACCAATTAAGGAATTTTACAGATGAAGGATTTTAAAGACATAAGAGAAACTACGAATGTTGCATTTGGGGGAAACATTGCCGGTCTTCCTCCAGATACTGTTCCTGGTCCAAGGAAAAAGAAAAAGAAGGGATGTATGGTTCGTCGAGAAACTTTTGCTGGAATGGATGTTTTTGAAGTGAACCAAGACATCTTTTTTCGATGTAAGGATGCAAAGGGAAAGTATGACCGATATGTAAAGCACGTTGGAGATGACGAGATTGGTCAGGCAATTCGAGAGTTTGGGTTGAAGAATCCGGGCAAGGCAATTATTCTTAAGGACGATAGGTATGGAAATATGACTTTTCTTAGATACGGAAAGAAAGCAGCAATTGGGAGGTCTTATTAATGGTAGGATTTATGGGAGTCGCCGCAAAATTTGTGGCAGATTTTCTAAGCAACATTATTAATGGCGTGGTTACTAAGTGGATGCAAATGCGAGAGTCCAGAAAACGAGGCGAAGCGGAGGCGAAGAATGTCGGGCATGAAGAAAATGCTCGGAGGGCAGCAAAAGCAAGTAAGATTTTTTCTCAGCCCATTAAAACGGGTAGCGATCTTATTGCCGGTTTGCGTAATCGTACTGTCAGGGTGCGCGACGACGGGAGTAGCAACACTTAAACCCCCAGCGTGTCCTGCATGGAATGACAAAGCAATTAACCAACTGAATGCTGTTTTGACGAGTGGATTGGAAACAAAAGATTTAGAGTATCATGTAGCAGAGCAATTAAGGCATTGTGAAGCTCTTGATGCGTGGCTAGACGATGAGGAATAATAAATGCCGGAAACAAATGGCGGGATAAATGGTATGGCTAAACAGATTGCAGTTGGTATTGTCATTGCGGCAACAGCAGGAGCATGGGCGTTTGCAGCCACCCGCGCAGCAAGTTCAGATGTTGTGAAAGTTGAGGTTGAGAGTAAGGCTCGCGATAGCATTATTTCTGAAGACATAAAGGAATTCAAAGAAGATTTCCATCGCGAAGAAATAGAACAGGCAGTATTCCGAGCAGAAGTTAGAGAATCTCTTAATAACTGGGAAGACCGTTTCGATACAATCGCCCCTCGTTAATATATTATCGTATATTATGCAATAGCAAAGAGGAGGGGAATGCGTGGACCCAAATCATCCACTATTATCAATCGTAGAAGAGTTAGGATTTCCAATCGTCACAACCCTTGGCGTTGCCGGGGGAATGTGGTTTGTTGTAAAATGGTTAATGAATACTCTTGAAAGAGATATTCGTCGAGTGCAGCATAAATTAGAAGATACGCAAGCAGAACAAATGGCAATACTCGTCAAGTTAATTGACAGAGTGCGAGCATTAGAAGATAGCGTTACCCGTGTTGAGGTAATTACTAGAACATTACATGATTTAAATCCCGACTGGAATCAGATCGGGAGATCGAGGTCGTCAAAGACTTCTACTGACTGATAGGAAAGTTATATTATGCATTATGTGGATCACAAGTACATTGGATTGATCTCTAGTCGCCTTGAATTATTCAAGCGCAAGAACGACAATCTTTATAATTTCAGATGTCCCTTTTGTGGGGACTCCCAGAAAAATAAATTAAAAGCCCGAGGGTATTTTTTCAATAACCCAAAGACGGATGCTGCCGTATTTAAATGTCATAATTGCGGCGACTCTCGTTCTTTGGGTTATTTTATTAAGGACATTGATACACATCTATATCAGAAGTATCTTCTTGAGAAGTACAAGACTGGAACTGCGAATGTTAAACGCAAGAAGTCACCCAAGAAGTTGCCGTTTAAGTTTGGCGCACCTAAGTTTAAGCAGAAGAATCTTTTAGAGGATGTTATAGGCGCAGTTCGGTTGGATCATCTTGCATTAAACCATGAGGCAATTCGGTTTGCGGATAGCAGAAAGCTACCGAGGGAATCCCATGAAAGAATGTATTATGTTTCCGATAGTCAATGTCTAGAGAAGATTGATCCTAAATATCGTGGTCGAGTAATGGGAAGAGAGTCAAGGATTCTTTTACCCTTTTATAACAAACAAAATGAGCTGGTTGGAATAACCGCCCGCGCAATCAATAATGCAAATACATTAAGATATTTAACTTTTCGCATTAGCGAAGACGATCCCCTTGTATTTGGACTTGAGCGGGTTAACGAGAATGAAAGGATATATGTAGTTGAAGGACCAATTGATTCACTCTTTATACGGAATAGCCTTGCTGTCGGCGGCGCTGAGTTTGGGCGTATGCGCGAACTGGTTGATCGAGATAATTGCACAATCATTTTTGACAATGAACCGCGAGGTAAAGAAATTGTTCAAAGGATGAGGACTATTATTGATGCGGGGTTTGATATTTGTATCTGGCCGCCAGCAAACAATCAACAAAAAGATATAAATGATATGGTAATGGCAGGTATGTCTACAGACGAAATTGTAAAGCAGATTGATGCTCGCACTTTTTCCGGTCTATCGGCGTTGGCTGCATTTAATGAATGGAAGAAGGTTTAATTATGAATGTATGGTTAATGGATTGGATGGGAAGTGATTTGACTGTGGTGAATGCCGCCCGAGTTAGTTTCAATAAACACTCTCCCGATTTTTCTGATGGGGATGAGAAGTTAATTAAATATCTTGCGAAGCATAATCATTGGACTCCCTTTGCCCATTGCACTTTGCAGTTCAGGATCAAGGCACCTATTTTTGTTGCACGCCAGTTGGTGAAACATCAAGTTGGTTTGGTATGGAATGAGGTTAGTCGCAGGTATGTTAGTGACGACCCCGAATATTATATGCCAGATGAATGGAGAAAGAATCCAGAGAATGCAAAGCAGGGTTCTTCAGAGACGGAAGTGTTAGATGCTGATGAAAGCGGAAGTGCAAATTTTTTTCTTGATGATGTGAGCAAAACCGCAGTTAATAGATATAGACAACTATTATCTATGGGTGTATGTGCCGAGCAGGCAAGGATGATTCTTCCGCTAAATACATTTACCGAATGGTATTGGACTGGAAGTCTTTATGCGTTTTCGAGAGTGTGCAATTTACGTTGTGCAAAGGATACGCAAAAAGAAACCAGAGAAGTCGCAAGACAAATTTCATATTTCGCAGAACGAGAATATCCCGTATCGTGGAAATATCTAACCCAAGAAGGAGTAGCAAATGAGCCAGTATAATCTTCCCACAGTATATCAGCAATATATTCATTTATCTCGATACGCCCGTTGGTTGCCAGAAGAAAATCGACGTGAAACATGGGAAGAAACTGTTGCTCGCTATTTTAACTTTTTTGAAAACCACATTAGTGAAAACACAAAGGGAAAACTATCACCGGAAGTTCGAGCGGAATTGCAGACCGCAGTTCTTAACCTACAGGTCATGCCATCTATGCGATGCCTTATGACTGCCGGTCCTGCATTGGAGCGTGAGAATGTTGCCGGATATAATTGTTCATTTGTTGCTGTTGATAATCAACGAGCCTTTGATGAAATTCTTTATATCCTAATGAATGGTACAGGGGTCGGGTTCTCTGTGGAACGTCAGTTTGTGAATAATCTTCCTGCTATTGCAGAGGAGTTTCATCCAACAGATACTACAATCGTTGTTCCAGACAGTAAGCTAGGCTGGGCGAAGGCATTGAAAGAATTACTTGCAATGCTCTATACAGGACAGGTTCCATCATGGGATCTTTCCCGTATTCGTCCAGCAGGAACTCCGCTAAAAACTTTCGGTGGACGTGCATCAGGACCGGAGCCCCTTGATGATTTATTTAACTTTGCTGTTCGGATTTTCCAAACTGCTGCCGGAAGGAAGTTGACTTCCCTTGAGTGCCATGATCTTGTATGCAAGATTGCCGAGATTGTTGTGGTCGGTGGTGTTCGACGTTCTGCATTGCTGTCTCTATCTAATCTTTCGGATGAACGAATGCGTCATGCAAAGAGCGGTCAATGGCATTTTGCAGAACCGCAGCGGGCACTATCCAATAACTCTGCTGCATACCAAGAGAAGCCGGATATTGGAATTTTCATGGCAGAGTGGTTGGCATTGTACGATAGCAAGAGTGGTGAACGTGGGATTTTCTCTCGGGTTGCCTGTCAGGATCAGGCAGCAAAGAATGGTCGCCGCGATCCAGAGCATGACTTTGGAACTAATCCATGCAGCGAGATCATTCTTCGCTCCAAAGAATTCTGCAATTTGTCTGAGGTAGTGATTCGACCAGAGGATACAATGGCAAAATTACGAGAGAAGGTTCGCCTTGCAACTATTTTAGGCACGATTCAAGCCTCGCTTACCAATTTTAGATATATAGGTAGTGGATGGGCCAAGAATTGTGAAGAAGAAAGGCTATTAGGGGTCAGTCTCACCGGCATTATGGATAACATCTTAACGAATGGAAAGAAAGATGGACTTCCTAAGAGACTTGAAGAACTCAAGTCAATCGCTGTGGACACAAATAAAGAGTGGGCTAAACGATTTGGTATTAACCAAGCTGCCGCCATCACTTGTGTCAAACCTTCAGGTACTGTATCTCAACTTGTTGACGCTGCTTCTGGGATTCACGCTCGTCATAATCCTCACTACATACGTTCTGTGCGTGCTGACAAAAAGGACCCTCTTGCTAAAATGATGGTGGATATGGGATTCCCTGTTGAAGATGATGTCATGCAACCAGATCATAATTATGTATTTTCGTTTCCTATGCAGGCACCAGAGAACGCAATCTTCAGAACAGACGTTGGCGCAATTGAACAGCTAGAGCATTGGTTGGCATACCAGAGATATTGGTGTGAGCATAAGCCATCATGTACGGTCACAGTAAAAGAGAGCGAGTGGCTACAGGTTGGTGCATGGGTGTATGAGCATTTTGATGAGATGAGTGGAATTTCGTTTCTTCCGATGTCGGATCATGCCTATAAGCAGGCACCCTATATAGACTGTAGCAAGAAAGAGTATAATGCTCTCTCTTCTAAGATGCCAAAAGAAGTAGATTGGAAGCGATTGATGGATTATGAAAACACAGATGAAACGATTGGTTCTCAGGAGCTTGCCTGTTCTGCTTCAGGAGGATGCGAAGTTTAAACATGGACCCAGAAGAACTTGACGAAATAACTTATGAATTTGAGTGTTCTAATTGTGAGGCGCTTTTTTCAATTGTCTTGAATGAAGAATTTCTCAAAGAAGAAGTTTGTTATTGTCCGTTCTGTGGTGAGTATCAAGTCGAGGAGTAGTTGTGGTTGTTGCCGGAATAGATTACTCGCTTACTTGTCCTGCAATTTCTGTATATGATACAGGAGCCAATAATTTTTGCTTTGATACAGTTTCGAGTTATTTCAGATCCAATCTCAAACGATTTTCTTGGTTCGATGAGCGAAATATGATTGCCGAGAATCATGGACAATATAAAACAGATGAAGATAGATATGATGATATTGCCAACTGGGCATTAAAGATTCTTATAAGAAAACACAATGTAGACAAAGTATTTTTGGAGGGATACTCATACGGGTCAACAGGAAAGGTATTCCATATCGCAGAGAATACTGCGGTCCTTAAATATTTAATGTGGGATGAGGAACTGGAATTTGAAGTGGTTCCTCCAACGGTGATAAAGAAGTTTGCTACCGGGAAGGGTAATGCAAACAAGGAGAAAATGTATGAAGCGTTTTGTGATGAGAATAAAGACTCTAGTTTACGAGAATGGCTTACTCCTCGGTCAAGCAATGTTATTAGTCCTGTTAACGATATTGTGGATAGTTATTACATATTAAAATACGGGTTAAGTTTAATTTAATTAAACTATTTTATTGGCTCGTAGCTCAGGGGTTAGAGCGCCATCCTTATAAGGTGGATGTCGCGGGTTCAATTCCCGCCGAGCCTACCATTTATTTAAATTGAATATTATAGTGAAGAAAAAAATGACGTTAATGAAAAGAAAAGTGTTGACATGGGTTGGCAATTATGCTAATCTTATAGGAATCCAGAGTTCTAGCAGGTGAAGAATTCGTCTGCTTGAAATCATGCTATATAGTATGTGTGGGTTTAGTTTGTTGCTGGGGATAAACTAAACCATTTATGACAATCCCAGCGTGAATGAAGGAGCCAATATTATGGCATTTCGTCCCAATAGTGCGACCCGTAAGGTCGTCGATTACCTTGCTTCTGGCAAGACCCTAACCGCAGCCCAGGCTGATGCTCGGTTCGGTATCGCTAACTTCAGCGCAACCATGAGTACCATCAAGGAAACGGTAGAGGCTTATGATAACTGGAAGGTTACTAAGAATCTCGCCAAGAATGGTACTACCAAGTATGGTATCCAGAAGGTTCGACGGTCACGTCGTTCGTAATTGAGAATGGAAATTTCTTTTCCATATCTTAACCACTAAAATTGGCGGGGGGGCTTTTGGCCTCCCCGCCTTTTTTATTTTTTGGAGTTTTTATTATGTCTTTTGAATTTAATATTACTGGTGATCTAGGTTCTCCGGCTTTATCCGAAAATATAGTAAATCCAAATGCAATGGGGGGAACAGAACTTCTTCGTGAAGGGCTTTTTTCTAGACTTCCTCCAGAGCTTAGAATTGATTATAATTTTATGTTGTCAAAGGTTCGTGATGAATTTTTTGATGAGAGAAAAGCTATTCTTTGGTTGCATGACCTTCCAGAAGATCCTGAGTCTGCCCATCTTAAAGATAAAGAATCAAGAGATAGATTTGCAAAATTAGTTTTTGTTAGCCATTGGCAACAATACAATTATCATATGACATTGGGGATTCCGTATGAAGAAGGAATTGTAATTAAAAATCCAATTCAACCCATTCCTCTTCATAAAAAACCAAAAGACGGAAAAATCCGTTTGATTTATTTTTCAACTCCCCACCGTGGACTGGGTATACTTGAACCCGCAATTCGATTATTAAGACAGCATCGAAATGATTTTGAAGTTGATGTGTATTCTAGTTTTAAACTTTATGGATGGGGCCAACAAGACGAACATCCTCAGTTTAAGGCATTGTATGAACGCTTAAATGAATTGGATTGCGTCAACTATCACGGAACAGTTTCCAATGACGAGATTCGAGAAGCAGTACAACGATCTCATATTTTTGCATACCCGTCTATCTATAAAGAAACTTCTTGTCTTTGTGCGATTGAATCTATGGCAGCAGGGTGTCTTGCGGTGCTTCCTAACTATGGAGCATTGCCAGAAACTTGCGCTGAGTTTGCATGGATGTATAATTGGGAATCAGATCCAGAAGCTCATATGAATAAATTTGCAACAATATTAAATTATGCAATTGATGGTTTTTGGAATGAGGGAGTTCAGAGCGCCCTTTCGCTTCAAGCTGCCTATTATAATTATTATTATTCCTGGGACAATCTTATTAATGATTGGACTACGTTATTGGAGGGATTACGGGGTGAAGCCAGAAAATAAAATACAAAAGGCTCTTGTTTGTTCTTTGGCTAGCCATGCAATTTCTAATGAAAGAACAATTCGTAGCGTTCGTTCGATATTAAATCAAGAAGAATTTCCTTTTGATTATGATATTTTAGTTGTTACGAATTCTTTGAAAGAAGAATATCACGGTGAAGTTGTTGATGCCTTTAAGGAAGTCGAGTTATTCGATCATCCAAAAATTAAAATTGTAAAGACCGACAGTAACGGAACAAATGGTAGGGGTCATAATTCGTTAATCGAACTTTTTAGAGAGAGAAAAGAATATTCTCATTTGTTGTATTTGGATTCTGACGATTTTTATTATCCGTTTGCGTTCAAGGGCATATCAAAATTATTGGAAGAAGAGCCTTTTGACATATTAAATTGTATTGGGGTTATCGGATTAAAAGATTCAAACTCTCCAAGGGGATATGTTGATGGCGGTCAAGGTTGCGATGAATTAAATATGTTTCCTAATAAGGAAAGAGATCGAGTTCAATTAAAAGAAAATCTTTGGTTGTGGACTTCAGCACATAAAAGATATGATATTTTTCCTTGGCTTTATTGGAATGGTGTTCAATGTCCCGGTGGAGAAAGAACGGTTTGCATTTCTAGATATGCAGTAGAACAGAACATTGAATGGATTGAAGGAAGAACTGCTGACGGGCCTCTGGAGTGTGATGATTATGGGCACATGATTAATTGTTTATATAATCATGTAAAGGGTAAGGTTCGATTTGTGAATACTGATTGTAATGATATTTACATTTACGACCAAACAAATCTTACTTCGATCCGGCAGGATAGAACAACCGGGGATAGCCATCTACATCGAGCCGATAAGTTTGATCCAGAGTTGGGGTGGCCATTTGATAAAGAAGGAATTGTTAAAAGGTATATTCAAGACGAGAAATATAATTGTCTAACTGGATTGACTCGCGAGAATTTTCCTTATGTTACCATTCCTTCTTTGATGACCATTGAAGAAAAAATGAAATATATTTTGGAGAACCATATCAATGAAGAAATATAATTACAGTACAAAAGAATATCCTTTTGCGAAATTAGTGCAAGAACATTTTGATTGTTTGGATCTTAGGTATCTTCATACAAAAGCATCCAAAGAATATGAATTGGTTGTACGAGAAAATGATTTCAAGACAGAGTTTCATGAAAAATTTTATGAGATTGAAAATGTCTTTTTCAATCTTTATGAAGTCTTTATTCGTAATGTGATATTACCAAAGTATAATGAATCATTAGTATATCAACGAATTCCTAATTTTAGAATTCATATGCCGAACAATCTTGCAGTCGGAGAGTTTCATCGAGATACTGATTATGGGCATAGTGAAAATGAAATGAATGTATATCTTCCATTGACAAGAGCATACGGAACAAATACTTTTTTGGTCGAAAGCAAAAAGGACAAGAAGGATTATAATCCAGTAGAATTGAAGTATGGAGAGTTTGCTATTTGGAGTGGAGCATTAGAACATGGTAATTATCAAAACACAACTGGAGTTTCTAGAGTGTCTGTAGATTTTCGTATTTTACTGAAGTCTATATATCAAGAACGAGATGGTTCAACAATCAATACGAATATGAAGTTTAAGATTGGCGAATATTTTGATTTGATGGAGAAAGATTAATATGATTTTTGAAATTATTGCGGCATCGTATCCAAGGAAGAAGTTTGTAAATCCCTGGAAGGGCATTGAAGAAAACCGAAAGCATTCTCATGCTCATATAAGTTTGTTAATTAATTCCATGTTGTGTCAGTCTGCCAATAACTGGAAGTTGACTTTGGTTTCTGATGGACATGATAATCCTACAGAAAAATTGGTTTCGATATATTCTGGCAAACAAGAAGACGTTCAATATCTTTATACAGATAAAAATTATGGTGACTTTGGGCATACTCCGAGAGAGTTCGGACTTAAGAATTCAACTGGAGATTGGATTATTTTAACGAGCGATGATAATTATTATGTTCCTACTTTTATAGAAGAGTTTACTAAAGCAGCAGAATCCTCTGATGATATAGGATTTATATTTTGCGATATGCTCCATGACCACCATAATTATCAAGCAGAAAGTACCGAATTAAAAGAACAGCATATTGACATGGGATGCTTTGCTGTTCGGGCCGATATTGCAAAGTCGGTTGGGTTTACCAGTAAACGTATGCAGGCCGATTGGGATTATATTTGTGCCATCATGGAAAAGCATAGCCAGGAAATTAAAATAGCAAAAATTCAAAAAACTCTTTTCGTTCATAACTAAAGGATATTAATAAAATGCAAGTACATATCCATACCTTAACGTGGAATGAAGAAATAATGGTTCCGTTCTTTCTTCGACATTATGATTCATTTGTTGATAAGATTTTTATCAATGACAATGAGTCTGATGATCGAACGATTGAATTGTTGACGCAGAATCCTAAAGTAGAAGTCTCTACGTTTAAAACGGAAGGTCAACACAAGAGTAGGATTCTAACAGACATTCGCCGCAATTGTTGGAAGAAGTCGAAGGGCAAAGCAGACTATGTAATTGTCTGTGACTTTGATGAGTTTTTATATCATCCAAACATTAAAGAGTTTTTGGAAGAAGCCAAAAAGTTAGAGGTTGATATTTTTCAACCAGATGGTTATGAGATGATTGCAGACCCGGATGCTGATGTTCCTTCGAGCGATGAAGATTTAAAGGATGCAATTCCATATGGATGGCGAGCAGATAACTATTCTAAGCTAATTTTATTTAATCCAAATGCAGTCCGCGAAATGAATTATGCACATGGAAGCCATGAGGAATTTAGAGACGAGCCAATTATTACAGAAGAAGCAGGAAAGATGTTAAATGGACTAATCAAACCAGAAGGATTAAAGTTGTTGCACTACAAGGATTTGTCTTTGGACTATAAATGGAAGAGAACTCAAATGATTGCCAATAGATATTCTGATGACAATCGGCAATATAATTTAGGCATTCATTATCTTCGTTCTTATGATGTAGTAAAAGAAAAATATATGAACAATTGGGACAATAAAAAGGAGTTGGTTGTTCAATGAGTGAAGTAAATGTTTTTGATTATCCTTTGGTGAATGTTTTAACCAGAACGTCTGATCGTCCTAAATTCTTTAAAGAGAATGGCGATAGTGTGCATGGTCAGACGTACAAGAACATTCGACACATTGTTAGCGTGGATGATGAGTATACGCTCAAGTATGTATTGGATTATCACGACTCAGAATGGATTCGTGTTCTTCACGAAGATAGAAAAGAGAAGTACGGCATCTGGCATTCCCCATATAATTTGTATTGCAATAAGTTAATGGATCATGTGGATGATGGGTGGATTATGTTTCTTGATGACGATGACTTGTTTACTGAGCCGACTGCGATTGAGAAAATTGTTAACTGTATACGAAATGAAGATGATCTTTTGATTTGGAAAACCCAGTTTGCAGATAAGGTTCTTCCTGACCGTTCGTTTGGGTTGCAGGTTGCTCGATATGAATTTCCTTCGTTCTGTTTTATGTTTCACAGCAAACACAAATGGGCAGCACAATGGGACGAGGTAAAAGAAAGTGATTTCCGCGTTGGCGTGAAATTGGAAACCATTCTTAATCCTCTTTGGATTGATTATGTTTTTACGCAGATAAATTATAAAGAAGACGTTGGGTCTGGTGGTGGATTTGGAGACAGGAAAGACAAGTAATGAAGATTTTATTTGTTGCAGTATTTAATGAGAAATCTAGTAATTTTTATCAAGCTGAAACATTTGAAAGTCTTGATGTTGATGTTGTTCGATATGAATATCGAATTAGAGCAAATCAAATTGGAAGGTTCTCTAGGGATCAAGAAATTATAGACTTGTGTAGAAAGGAATCTCCAGAGTTAATTTTATTTGGCAAAGGTAGCTCTATTGATTTTAGGGTTTTTGAAGAATGTAAAAAAGAAGCCGTGGTTGGTTTGTGGTTTCCAGATCCTTTAGTGACATATAACACAGTAACGTATCATAGTGATCCGGCTTTTGTTAAAGATGAAATGAGAATTAAGACGAAGTTGGCTTCTTTTTTTTGTTGTGATAAGTATAATGTTTTCGAGGCGGCGAAAGAACTTAATTTAAATTCACATTTAATATTCGATGGATTAGATTCAAGAATTGAGTATCCTAAAAATTATGACCAAGATATAGACGTATCCTTTATTGGAGATGTAAATAATCATATAGATTCTCAATCCCGTAAAAATATATTATCTGCAATCAGGCCTCCTATTAAAATTTTTGATAATGCTTATGGTAAAGAACATTCTGTTGCGGTTAGTCGAAGTAAAATTAATATTAATCTTTGTACTGCCGAAGGTGCCTCGGCAAGAATTTATAGAATATTGGGTGCCAGAGGACTTTTATTTTCTGATGATTGGTATGGTCGAATCGAGGGACATAATTTAATAGACGGAGAAGATTTAGTGGTATTTAATTCTATTGATGATCTAAATGAAAAGGTGCAGTATTATTTAAGTCGCCCAGAAGAACGGGAACTTATAAGAAATAGTGGATATAAGAAAATTCAAAAATATAACAAGGTAAATTGGGCAAAGAAAATAATTCAGATTACTGAGGAGCTTTTATAATGGAATTACTTGCAGGTCCTTGGGTTGGTGAATTTGGTCATGAGCTTTTTCATTGGCAAGGTTATTTAAGAACTTTCGCACAATATTTTGATAAAGTAACTTGTGTTGGTCGAACAGGGCATGAGGGACTGTATCAGGATTTTTGTAATCATTACATTAATTATGATCCAGTAGGAGAGCCTGATATGTTCTTTTTGCCTACTGATGATAATGAGTTTAAAGTTACTTTGTCGGAATTGTTTCAGGCTGGTGTAAATGAACCCAAGAAAACAGATTTGTTTTGGTTGAAGCCAAATCGGTTTAATAAAGCGAATCGAACTCTTGGTTTTATTTCTGACGTAGAACCATCTTATATTGTATACGGTAAAGTTATTGAACAAAAATCTTCTTATGTGGTTTTTCATGCCAGGAACAGACCAGATCGAGGGTTAACTTCTGGTATGAATTGGTCACAAGAAAATTGGAATTTGCTGGCTGAACGATGGTCTGATAAGTATAAGATTTTGTCTATTGGAACTAATGAGGGTTCTTATTATGTTGATGGGACTGAAAATCGTAGGGGAATTTCTTTAAATGAAACTGTAGACATTCTTCGTAACGCAAAGGCAATTGTTGGTCCTTCTTCCGGTCCTATACATCTTGCAACTTTATGTGAATGTCCTCAAGTTGTTTGGTCTGGTATGTCTAAAAATAAAATAATATATGAATCTGTTAAAAATCCATTTAATATTTCTGTGAATTATTTTGGTGAGATGGGTTGGAAACCAAGCGTGGATTTGGTTTCTCAGAAAATGAAAGAGGTTGGATTGTGAGAAATTATTCTTTAGAAGGGTGGTTAAAAAAATATGCACAATCCTTTTAAAATAGTGAAAATGTTTGAGGAAGAACTTCAGCAATATACTGGGGCTAAATATGCAGTATCTGTTGATAGCTGTACTAATGCTTTATTTTTGTGTTGTAAATATTTAAATGTTGAAGCTGTAACGATTCCTTCAAAAACATATTTGTCTGTCCCCCAATCAATAATTCATGCTGGGGGAACGGTTGTGTTTGACAAAAGGGATTTTACTAATAATTGGTCTGGAATATATCAATTGAAACCCTATCCAATTTATGATTCTGCAAAAAGGTTAACTAGCAAAATGTATATGCCGGGAACTTTTATGTGTCTATCGTTTCATATGAAAAAGGCTTTACCCATATCTAAGGGAGGTATGATTCTATGCGACAGTTTGGATGCATATAATTGGTTTAAAAAAGCTAGATATGAAGGTCGAAGCGAAAAGTATTACAGCGATGATGATATTGATATGTTGGGGTGGAATATGTATATGACGCCACAACAAGCTGCTGTGGGTCTTTCATTAATGCAACAATATCCTGAGCATAATAAAGATGTGAAAGAAGTTGGTGGATATAGAGATTTGACTGAATTTACAGTTTTTAAAAATTGTGGAGTTATTTTATGATGGAAAATCCATTTAAGCCATATGAAAATATTCATTTAGGGGAATCTTGTATTCTTTTTGGGTGTGGTCCGTCTATTGAAAAATATGATGCTAGTTTAGCAGATTCCAATATTCTAAAGGTGGGTTTGAACGAATCTATCTATTTAGATTTGGATTTAGATTATTGGTTTATGGGAGATGCTTTTCCAAGAGATCCTAATAAATTTTTAAATCATTTTGATGATTATAATAACTATAAGCCTAGACTTCAAAAATTTATTAGACATCCGACTTGGAATTGCCCCGGCGCTCTTCCTAAAAATATGAAGTATGCAAAATATTATCCATGTGATCTCGATGATGTTCCTGCATGGATAGAATGTAAAATTAAAAAGGACATTTCAATGGCTCCTTTGTGGTCTGGTGCTACAATTGCATTTGAAGCCTTACAGTTTGTTTTATATTCTGGAATTAAAAAAATATATTTGGTGGGCCATGATTGTGATTATTCTAATGGAACATTTAGAACTAAGTTTCATGGATCACAAGGAAGTGGTTTAATAGAGTGTTGGGCTTGCACGAAAGAATGGGTAAATATTAATTATCCTGATGTTAGCTTTTTTTCTGTGAATCCAGTTGCATTAAAAATATTTGAAGAGGTTAGGAATGATGAAATTAGAAATTGAAAATTATGAATCGAAGTTGCGTCATATAATTGGTACTCCTGAATTTCAACAACTTCAAGATGCATTTAATTTTGCAGATACTATTTTTTATTTTGGGCATGGTGGAAATATGGCAATTGCTGAACACGCGGCAATAGATTCATCAAGGCTTACTGATAAAGATGTTCAAGCTCCCGGCGGTGGAGTTCTTGTAACTTCAATTCAAGGAGACACTAATTTTAATGATTGGTTAATGCATTGGCTAGAGATGAGAACGCAGTATTTGGATTTGTCTAAATGTTTAGTTGTTGGATTTTCATGTTCTACAATTGGGGCCTCTTCTGATTCTATTCTTACTGCATTAAATTGGTCAGCCAAAAATGGGATTAAAAGTTTTTTGATTGCAGCAACACAAAAACAAAATTCGATTGAAGATAACGTAATACAAATTGTTCAAGACGCAGAATATTATCATACTTCTGAATTGTTGTCTTTGGCTCTTACTTATGAATTGATTCAAGGGTCAGGGCATAATTGTCCAACTATTTCTAAGAAAACTAGAGAAAGAAGATTTGAGCTTTTGGGAATAGAATCAGAGCTTGAAGTTTCAGATAAAGATGTTCCGCCCGGAATGGACAGTCAAATTAATAATTTGGCAATTGATTTTGATGGAGTTATTCATACTTTTGATAAAGGGTGGCATGATGGAACTTGCTATGGAGAACCTATTGGTGGATCAATCGAGGCAGTAAAGAAGTTATCAGAAAAATGGAATCTAATAATATTTACTGCCAAGGTAAAGCCAGACCGTCCATTAGTTAATGGGAAAACAGGATATGAATTGGTTGATGAGTGGTTGAGAAAGCATGACATCCGACAGTACATATCTGAGATAACACATGAGAAGCCCAGAGCAAGTTTTTATATTGACGATAAGGCAATTGAATTTAATAATAATTGGGAAGAGGTTTTGAACAAAATATCATGAAAGAAATTACTGCTATAGTTCCTGTAAGAAAGGGATCGGTACGAGTTAAAAATAAGAACATAAGACCATTTGGAGAGTCTTCTCTTTTGGAGTTGAAGATTAAGCAGCTTAAAAAAGTTTCTGGAATTTCTGAAATTGTTGTTAGTTCAGATTGTGAAAAGATGTTAGAAATTGCTAAAAAGATGGGAGTAGTTTGCCATCAACGAGAAGAATACTTTGCGAGTTCAACGGCAACCAATTCTGAATTTTTTGAAAACTTGGGAAGTGTTTCCAATTCAGAAAATATTATGTACAGTCCGGTTACTTGTCCCTTTATTTCTCTTGAAACTTATAATGAATGTATTAATGTTTTTAATGCCTGTGATAATGTAGTTACGGTTTCGCCGGTTAAGCATCATTTATGGTTGAATGATAAACCTTTAAATTACGATATTAGAAATTCTCCTAACAGTCAGGATTTGCCAAACATATATGCTATAACTTATGGTGTGTGTTTAATTGGAAGAAATGATTTATTGGAATATAAAAATATTGTAACTGATACGCCGCACTTTAAAGTTTTAGATGAAATTGAATCTGTTGATATTGATACTGAATTTGACTTTTTGGTTGCCGAAAAACTTTTTAAACTTTTAAAGGAATAAAGATGAAAACTAGTACAATTTTTTATAATCACCATGAAATTTCTTTTTCTAATCTTTTGGAAGAGGGTCATAATATGGATGCCAATATTTTAAATGGTACCTTATATAATAGGTCCGATCATAATTTTGATCCTTTATTGAGGCTATTAAATCTTGGTGATGTAGTTTATGATCTTGGGGCCTACATAGGAACTTTTTCTATTCCGATGGCGTTAGAAGGGATGAGCGTAATTGCTTTTGAAGGATTTCCAGACAATTACAAAAGATTAAATGTTAATGTTGCCCCATATAGTAATATTTCTACTCATTGTGTTGCAGTTAGTAATAAAGAGGATAATGTGTTTACTCAATTTAATGATTGTACCGACATTTATCCAGCAACTCCAAGAGACATTTCTTATGTTGTTTTAGATGATTATATAAAGGAAAATAATTTGGCTTTTCCTAGTTTTGTTAAAATGGATATTGAGGGAATGGAGACGGTAGCATTATTTGGAATGACTGATCTTTTAGAGGCCGTAAGACCAATTTGGCAAATTGGTTATCATAGGGAAAATGATATTAAGTTTGACGGGTATCCTGGTTTTGTTGAGCCTGAAGATGGGGGGTTTGATTTTAAAACTTTTAGTAATTTGGATTATTTTATTTTTCGCCCCTTTGATATGAGATGTAATGGATTTTCTACTGGGGGGGAATATCTTTGTGTTCCAAAGGAAAGATTGCAATGAATGCTTTGGTGACTAGATGTGATTCTAATATTGTAGAAATGAGTTCCATTACACATCCTTATATGAAAGATTATGCTTTAAAGTATGATATGGATTTTGTTGTATTAGATAAAAATTTTGATGTTCCGGGTGGAGTCTTGGGGCTTGGTCCTATTCATTATAGAATTATGCATTTAAAGGAATTATTAGATACCTATGAAAGAGTGTTTTGTATTGATACTGATACTTTAATTTTGCCTTGGTGTCCTAATATTTTTGATGAGGTTCCTAAAGATAAAATAGGATCTTGTTTAGAAGATGCTGGAAGTAGGGAAGAAGCTCGTCGTAAAAGGATTAAAAAATCACAAGAATTTTTTGGTGATGTTGGATGGGAAAAGGATTATATTAATACTGGAGCTTTTGTTGTATCAGAAGAACATCAAATTATTTTTGAGCATATAAATGGAGAGTATTGGTTGGATTATGGTTATGATGATGTTCATTTAGGATATAACATTAAAAAAAATAATTTTCAACTTCATAATTTAGGTTATAAATTTAATCATATGGCAATGTTTTCAGAGCCGTGGCATGGAAATAAAAATAGATTTGATTCTTATATAATTCATTATGCTGGAGGTGGTATTTTTGAGTCCGGTCCAATCAATAGAGTTGAGCAAATAAAATTAGACGTAAAAAGGATATATGAATGAAAGTTGTTTTTACCAATGGGTGTTTTGATATTTTACATCGAGGTCATTTTGAGTTATTTACTTATGCTAAATCTTTAGGCGATGTTTTGTATGTTGGAGTCGATTCAGACGAGAAAGTAAAAAAGGATAAGGGGGAAGATCGTCCTATTAATTCTTTGGAAGATAGAATGCGAGCCCTATGGAGTATTAAATACATAGATGGTGTATGTTCTTTTAAAGATACAGAAGGCTTGACTGATCTTGTTAAATCAATGAAGCCAGATATATTGGTGGTTGGTTCAGATTGGAAAGGCAAACCTGTAATTGGAAGTGAGTATGCAAAGGAGGTAAAATTTTTTGAGCGAATTGATGGATACTCAACAACTAAAACTATTCAAAGTATTGCTAATAGGTGATTCCTGTATTGACAAGTATCATTATGGAACCTGTGATCGAATAAGTCCAGAGGCTCCAGTTCCGGTATTAAACATTAAAAAAACAAAAGAATACCCCGGAATGGCGGCAAATGTAAAGGCCAATCTTAATGGCTTGGGTTTGTCTTGTGATTTTGTAACCAACAATAATCGTATTGCTAAAGAGCGTTATGTTGATGAAAAATCCAGACAACAATTTTTAAGAGTGGACTCTGGAGAAGAATTAGTTAGTTCTTCTTTTTCATTAAATGATGTTCGGTTAGAAGAATATGATGCCATAGTTATTTCGGACTATGAAAAAGGATTTGTTAGTTATGATGTCGTCAATGAATTAACTTCTAAGTTTTCTGGTTTAATCTTTGTTGATTCTAAGAAAAAGGATTTGTCTTGCTTTAATCATTCTATTATTAAAATTAATGAAATAGAATTAAATTCAATAATGGAATTTCCCCCACCAAAAGATTATGAGTTAGTTATAACTTTAGGAGAACGCGGAGCAAAGTGGAATGATAAAATTTATCCGGCTAGAAAAGTAGACGTGTTTGACGTATCTGGTGCCGGGGATAGTTTCTTGGCAGGGCTTGTTGTTGATTATTTGTTAAACAGAGATATTCCAAAGGCAATAGGCTTTGCGAATTGGTGTTCGGAAATTGCTGTGCAGAAGTCTGGAACATATGCAGTAACATTAGATGATTTACAGAATGATAGTTTTTATCAAGAGATATATAATATGAGCAAGCCGAGGTAAATATAATATGCTTTCAAGACCAAATAATATTCCAGAGTTGGTTGGTGATTGTTTTGGAAATAGCAATGCAATTACAAATGGAGAATTGTGGTTTCTTAATAAGATTCAAAATAATATTAAATCTGTTTATGATGTTGGGGCTAGTGATAATTCTATATATGTTAATTTTTTAGGGGAGGTTCATTATTTTGAACCGACTTCAAGAATTCATTCTATTGGTAAGACTAAAAACAGTAAATCATATTTTAATACTTTTGGGTTGTCTGATGAAACAAGCGACTCTAAAGAAATTACTTGGGAAACTTCGGGCGTTCTTCCGCAGGCTTCGGGGGAAATTTTATATACTGAAAATGCAGATCGTATTATGAAAACAAAAGCGGCATCGGATTATATGATTGAAAATGAATTTGAAGAAGTAGATTTTGTTAGTATAGATACGGAAGGGCATGAACTTCAAGTGTTGAAGGGGTTTAAAGATTTTTTATATAAAGTAAAAACAATTCAGTTTGAATATGGTGATTGTACTTATGCTTGTGGTATATCATTGAATGATATTATTTCTTATTTGTTGCCATTTGGCTTTCGTGATTTTTCATATTTGGCACCAACTCGTCTTGAACCTATAAATTGGAATACCGGATTTAAGGATCACTATGGTTATTGTAATATTGTATGTTTTAATGAAAGATATGATGATATACTATGAAAATTTATGTAACGTCTTCTAACCAATATTCTTTTTTGTTGGAACCTTATTCTATTCTATTCAACAGATATTGGCCGGGGCAATCTGTTGAGGTCTTGGGATTTGATGAATCTTTAGTTCCTCCTTTACCAGAAAATTTTAAATTCATTTCTTTGGGAAATCAAAATTCTGGATCATGGTCGGATATGCTTATTCCATTTTTCAATTCTATTGATGATAAATATTTTACTCTTTTACTGGATGATGTGGTTCTTATGGAATATGTGGATCTTGAAAAGATAGAGTTTTTAGAAAATGAATTTAAATCTGGTCAAGTTCAAAAAGCATATTTAACTTGTTCTCAAAATGGCCCGGGGTTTAAACGAAACTTTGATTCTTTTGTGTATAAAGATTCTGTTCTTGATACTAATTTTTTATATCCAGAGGAGTGGCCTCCAAATGATCCGGCAGGATTAAAGTTTGAAAAAAAACGTACACCCAGAATATTAGAAATTTCTCAGACTGCTGATTATCGAACTACCTTACATCCTGCAATTTGGGAAAAAAATTATTTTTTAAGTTTTCTTAAACCGGGAATGTCTCCTTGGGATTTTGAACTTGCTAATATGCCTCAATCTAAAAAGGATGGGGCAAGGATAATATCAATAGATCAACCAAATGATCTTTTTGAATCTTGTAATGTGTTTCAATCTGGTGGAGGAAAGAGGTTTGTTATCCCTTATGAAAACAATGTTCTTACTTATGGCGCAAGGGGTCCGGTCAGAAAAAAGGATGTTGATTTTATTTTATCCTATGTTGATAAGCATTGGAGAGATTAATGGATGTTGATATTTCTTATTTGAAATCTTTAGTTAATAATGAATCTCCTATTATATTTGATGTTGGTTGTTATGATGGCAGAGACACAAAAAAATTGAATGATTTATTTCAGAGTGCTGAAATTTATGCCTTTGATGCAGACAATCGTTCAGTTGAATTGTTTAAGAGATGTATTGGGGATAAAGAAAATATTCGTTTATATGAAACTGCTTTGTCTGATGTTGATGGTGAAATTATCTTATATAAGAGCGATAGTGAGAGTAGAAGGCATTATGATTTTCAATCTGGTTGGTCTGCGTCTAGTTCAATTAAAAAACCAGACAATCATTTAGCTATATTTGATGATATAACTTTTAATGATGGAGAAGCGGTTCCTTCGACGAGGCTTGATACTTGGATGAAGGATAAAAATATTAATATTGTTGATTTATTGTGGGCAGATGTGAACGGCGGCGAACGGGAATTTTTGAATGGTGGGATCAATACAATAAAAAATAGTGTCAGGTATCTATACATTGAATTTAATTCTAATGGAAATGATACTTTATATAGCGAGTGTTGGTCAAAAGATGATATTGTAAATTTTCTTCCTACTTTTGAAGAGCTTGGTGTGTATAATTTCTTTGGAAATTTTGGAAATGTTTTGTTAAAAAATAAGGAATTGGAAAATGCATAAAATTTATTCAAAAGTTAACCCAGACACGTTACTACACGCAATCAATAGGCTGGACGATATTTCACCCGGAAGAACTGATATTGCGCCAGAAAATCAGTTTATTCAGTTGTCCGCATTGAATATGGAAAAGGGAAAGACCTTTCGCCCCCATAGGCATATATGGAAGTCTGGAGAAGAAGAAGTTATTGCCCAAGAATCTTGGGTTGTGCTTAGAGGAAGTGTTAAAGTTATAATGTATGATTTAGATAATTCCATTATTGCCACAGAAATATTAAATGTGGGAGACTGTTCTTTGACTTTTTGTGGTGGTCATAACTATGAATGTCTAGAAGATGGAACATTGGTTTACGAATATAAGACAGGCCCATATAAAGGGCAAAAGAAGGACAAGGAATTTATAGAGTGAGTTTTAGTGTGGTCGAAAAATTTGAAAACGAAATTGCAGAATTTTTTGGTTCGCCATATGCTGTTGCTGTGGACTGTTGTACTCATGCAATTGAATTGTGTTTGAGATATAGAGAAGCAAAAAAAATTTGGGTTCCTTATAGAACATATGTTTCAATTCCTATGTTAGCTAGTAAGTTGGGAATTGGATTAAAGTGGAAAGAAGAGGATTGGGTAGATTATTATTATTTAACAGATGATATTATTGATGCTGCTGTTTTGTGGAAACGAGATAGTTATATTCCAAATACATATATGTGTTTAAGTTTTCAGTTTCAGAAGCATTTAAGTTTGGGTCGTGGTGGAATGATTTTAACAGACAGTAAAGAAGCAAGAAACGAACTTAAAAAAATGTCCTATGACGGAAGAAATCCAAATGTTCCTTGGAGAGAACAAAATATTAATTCAATGGGGTATCATTATTATATGACTCCAGAAGGTGCAACTCTTGGACTTAAAAAACTTCCAACTGCAATTGAAACTAAACCTCGTCAATGGAAAATTGCCGATTGGCCTAATTTAAAAGAAATGGAGTTGTTTAAAGATGGATAAAAGAAAGGCATTTATTACGGGTATTAATGGTCAGGATGGAAGTTATTTGGCAGAACTTTTATTGGAAAGGGATTATAAAGTATATGGAATTGCGCGAAGAAATTCTGTTCCTGAACATCAAGAAAGTCGCATAGATCATATTGAGTCTTTTATTACTACAGACTATGGTGATCTTTTAGATCCATCTTCTATAGATAGGTTGTTGAAACAAATTCAGCCAGATGAAATTTATAATCTTGCTGCCCAAAGTCATGTGAGAATCAGTTTTGATATTCCAGAGTTTACTACGCAAACGAATGCTCTTGGTGTTCTTAATATGTTGGAGTCGTATCGGCAAAATTGTCCAAATGCCAGATTTTATCAGGCATCGTCTTCTGAAATGTTTGGCAATTCTATAGATGAGGATGATTATCAAAGAGAAACTACGCCAATGAATCCAGTTAGTCCTTATGGTTGCGCCAAGGTATTTGGGTACAATATAGTTCGACATTATCGTAATGCCTATAATTTATTTGCATCGAATGGTATTTTGTTTAATCATGAATCACCACGTCGAGGGTCAAACTTTGTTACAAATAAAGTGGTTAAGGCAGCCGTTCAAATTAAAAAAGGATTGCTCGATAAATTAGAGCTTGGTAATATGGATTCATATCGAGATTGGGGACATTCTAAAGATTATGTTAATGCGATGAATTTAATTTTAAATCATACGCAGCCAGATGATTTTGTTGTGGCGACTGGAGAAACTCATTCTGTACGAGAGATGTGTGATTATGTATTTTCTCAGTTGGACATGGACTATAAAGATTTTGTATTTCAAAATGAAAAGTTTTTGCGACCAGAGGAACTCAAATATTTGAGGGGAGATTCTACGAAAATTAGAAGTGCCTTGGGGTGGAGTCCCACCTATTCATTTGAATCTCTAATGGATGAAATGATTGGGCATTGGATGGAAACAATTAAATGAAATACGTTGATAAAGGTTGGGGATATGAAAAGTGGATTGTAAACAAGCCGCAGTATTGTGGCAAGTTGCTTTTCTTTGAGAAGGGCAAGAAATGTTCATTTCACTATCACGTCGAGAAGGATGAAACTTTTTATTTGCAGTCGGGTAAATTGATTGTTCGATATTCTGATGAGGACTCCTTGGAGGATGCAAAGGAATTGGTTTTGATGCCCGGAGAAAATTTTTATGTTTATCCGGGGCTGCGTCACCAAATGGAAGCCATAGAGGATTCAGAACTCTTTGAGTTTTCTACAGAACATTTTGAAGAAGACAGTTATCGTATTATAAAAGGTGATTAAATTTAATTAATTAACTTCACTATATTTAATGAATAAAAAAGTTTTTCTATTTAACAAATAACCCTTGACTCTGCCTCCTCCGGTGCTATACTATGGGGGTAACTTTTAAAAGGAGAGTTCTGTAATGGCTCGTAAGAAGGTGACCCGGCGTAGGGTTCCCGTAGTAGATGACGAACCCACATTCGACGGAGAGGTCGAGGCGGACGTTCGGGATGATGCCCTGAGTTGGTATCATCATAATCAAATTTCAACAAATATATTGAGATCCTATTTTATTGAATATGCCAAGAATATCGACCCGGCGATTGTCCCGGCGGTAAAGGCGGCACAAGTCTGGGTGTCTTCTTCCTGGGGGTCTGTTGCCCGGATGCTCTCGCGTGGTCTTCAGGATGAAGACTGGAAGCGACGAACCGATGGTCGCGTGATCGAGATTGTCCAGAAGGGCAATGAGATCCTTGCCGAGAAGGGTGTTATTCAATCAGCAAAGAAGAAAGTATATGTTCCCAATATTCAGGAACGCATTCGGGCCGTCGCTGGTGATTTGATCGGTGAGATTGAATTTGAGGTGGACGAGTTCCTTGTGGACGGATGTAAGTCCAAGTTCAATCTCTTCAAGTGGTTGCAGAAGAAGGAAGTCAAGGGTGTTCATGCTTCGCGCATCAAGAATCATTATGCGGGAGTGTTGGATGAGATTGAAGATGTCATTGCCGGAGATGATGACGATCTGGCAGAGGGTTATTCTTTCTTGACCAAACCGAAGTTGAAGAAGTATCGAAAGTTCATTAATGAACTTGTTAACGATGCCGAGACTTTTGGTAGTCTAGCCAAGGCAAACCGGAAGCCGCGTAAGCGGAAGGTGAAGTCGGTTCGTGATGTGACTTCCAAGGTGAAGTACAAGGTCAAGGACGACGACTACAAGATCGTTAGCGTTGATCCGACTAATCTGATGGATGCGTCACAGGTTTGGCTGTTTAACACCAAGGATCGTTTCTTGCACAAGTATACCTCTACCCGTGGAATGGTGGTCAAGGGAACCACGCTCTACGATTGGGATGAGACGGATTCGTTTAAGAAGAAGATTCGTAAGCCGGAAAAGGTTCTTCCCGATGTTGTCTCTGGTGGTAAAGTGAAGTTGCGAAAGTTGATGGATGGAATCAATGCCAAGGAATCCAAGGTCACAGGTCGCATTGGAAAGGACACAGTAATTGTGAGGGTGGTACAGTAATGGATGGTTTTATTTTTGGGTTCGTAGACAATGCTGTTCTTATTTTCGGTGCCGTAACAGGTCTGGAAATTGAAAAGTATTTTGAAGGAAGTGGAGTTAAGGGTGCTGTCTTTGGTGCAGCAATCGGAAACTCTATTTCAGATGGATTGGGGTGTGTGTTTGATCCTGCACTCCAACCCATGATTCTTGGAGTGGTGCTTGGGACATTGGTTCCAATTCTATTCATTCCATTCTTAGGTAAAAGGCTCAAGTAATGATTTTAGTAGACTACAATCAAGTTGCCATTAGCAATTTAATGGTAAGTATAAACACATATAATAAGAATGCAGAGATCAATGAAGATTTGATTCGACATATGGTTCTCAATTCTATCCGAGCCTATAAGGTTAAGTTTGGGGAGAAGTACGGGGAGCCTGTGATCTGTTGTGATGGAAGAAATTATTGGAGAAAAACACTTTTTCCTTATTACAAAGCAGGACGCAAGAGAGATCGAACACAGTCCGGTTTGAATTGGAACGAAATCTTTGAAACGCTAAATAAAATTAGAGACGAACTGAAAGATTATTTTCCATATAAGGTTGTCGATGTGGACAGTGCAGAAGCCGATGATATTATTGGAACAATTGTCTTGAATAAGAGTCCGTTTGAACCAACTTTGATTTTATCAGGCGACAAAGATTTTATGCAACTGCAAAAGATTTTAAATGTGGATCAGTATGCACCTGTTCAAAAGAAGTTTCTCAAAACCAAAAAGGCTGGCGAGTTTCTTAAAGAACAGATCCTACGCGGAGATCGAGGCGACGGCATTCCGAATTTTCTGAGTGCCGATGATGTACTTCTCTCCGGTAAAAGACAACGCCCAATTTCAACTAAAAAAGTAGAGGGTTGGTTGGTATCCAACCCAGAAGATTTTTGCGATGACGCGATGTTGCGCGGCTATCGTAGGAACGAGCAATTGATTGATTTGGAATGTATACCGGAAGATGTATCCAAGGAAATTTTGGATCAGTATTCCAAAGAGCCTGCGGATCGAAGTAATCTATTCAACTACTTCGTGAAACATAATCTTAAACAACTAATGGAAAACATACAGGAGTTTTAACAATGGCCAAGAAGAACCGTAATAAGAAAGAGCAGTTCGATGACTATCTTGATGAGAAACAGTTTTGGGCCGGTGGGAAGAAAAACTCAAACAAAAAGAGACGCAACCGCCGCCGAGATGCAGAAAAGTTAATCAAGGATATGACTACAAATCAAGAGTATGATACTTATTACGAAGAACTTTATGAAGATGAAGTGTATTCATAATCATAGCAGGAGAATATCGTGACAGAACCTTAACGATACTGAACCCAGTATACTAATAATATATAAGGAGTTTCTTACCAAGGGAGCCGAGTAGCCAACACCATAACTGTGGTTAGTAGCGAAGTGGATTATCGCGATCCCGTGGAAGAGTTGGTAAGTTGCCCTATCTCGTTGGGGCTAAACTTTGCTGTCTGTGAAGTAGTATTCTAAGGCAGGGATGACAACGGGTCTTCCCGAATGGGACGGTGACTGGCACCGATAAGAAAGGCGAGCTTAGTCAAAGAAAGATCGTGTCTTAATTATAATAAAGTAGGTTGGTGGCACAACCATAGACCTTTATTGACAATGATTTCCAGCTTTGGCGTAAATGATAACGCTCGTACTCTCCTATCTAATTAAAAATAGATTGCTTGGACATTCAATGGGTTCTGTCATAAGAAATCGAAACCGGGGAGCTTGCCACTCCCCGGTCTTTTTTATAAATATTTTATTTAAGGAATATTGGTTTGTTGGATTTAACAATTCTTGAAATGGTTTTATTGGCAACGGTCATAGCTGCTGCCTGTATTAATTTTTATTTTGGTCGAAGTAATGGAATTGAAATTGGAATGAAGGGGACGTTGGAGTATTTGGTTAATGACGGTACTCTCAGTCGTTTTGTAAACAAAGAGGGAAATATTGATTTTTGTTCACGCGGAATTATGAATGATATTTGCCCCAAGTGTGGATTCCACGAAGGAGATAATCTTGGCGAACAAGAAACCTAATAAGCCTCGCGATTATAATGCGATGGATGCCTGCCTCCGCTCTGGTGGTCCGATGAAGGATCGCCGGGAACCTAGAGGTGGTGCAAAGAACACACAGGAAGAATATCTTGCAGATTTTGTTTGTGACTTTTGTGAGGAACCTGTGAATCAAGTTCGCCGAGTTTTTATTGACGGCGAATATGAACGAGTGAAATCAAAAGCCCTATACGCCTGCGAAGAGTGTTCGGAGGAAAAGGATCGGCAACGATTAGGCTTATAAAAATGCTATATAATGATAGGAGCAAAAAATGAACTGGCAACCCGTAGAAAAAATTAACCCGGAAAATATCGTTGATGAGGAATCTCTTTCTCCGCTTCAGCATTTTCTTCGTAAAGAAACTTTGGGAAAGGCCTTTGAGGAAATGGCTAAACTTCCCCATCGTGAATCTAGGATTCTTATTTTGCATAGTTATGAGGGGAGAACTTTTGACGAAGTTCGCAATAAGATTGTTAATATTGAAACTGGATTGCCGGTTTCTATAGAACGAGTTCGCCAACTTGAGAACCGTGCTTTAAATAAGGTTCGTGATGCTCTAGTTGAAGGTGGATACGGGTTGGAGTAGATTCATGCCTTCTGGATGGCAAGACCATAATCAAAAGACACAAGATGTGTTGTCGAGGTTTGAAAAGAGAGTGTATAGAGTGTTTAGTCTTATTGGAGTAGTTTTGGCAATTGTTATGTCATGGCAGTATAATCATAGTGTTCTATGGGCAATTCTTCATGGATGTTTTGGTTGGTTGTATGTTTTTTATGCCTGGATTTTTAAATAGGAGCAATATTTGAGTATGCATATTTTGAAGGCCCAACAGTTTGATAAGTCATTTCTTAATGAAATTTTTGAAGCCACTTTTTGGCTTAAAACAAATAATAAATTACCAGAGTTAAAAATTAATAGACCGATAATGGCATCGCTTTTTTATGAGCCATCAACGCGAACTCGATTTTCGTTTGAGTCTGCAATGTTCAAATTGGGCGGTAATGTTCTTTCTACAGAAAATGCCGAACAGTTTTCTTCTGCTGCAAAGGGAGAAATTCTAGAAGATACTATTCGGGTTGTGTCTGAGTATTCTGATGTGATTGTTCTTCGTCATTCGGAAGAGGGATCTGTAGAGCGCGCAGCCGAGGTTAGTTCTGTCCCGATTATTAATGCTGGAGATGGTGCAGGACAACATCCGACTCAGGCATTGATTGATCTTTATACTATTGAAGATGAATGTAATGGAATCGACGGTAAGAGGATTGCGCTGATTGGTGATTTGAATTATGGAAGAACAAT